AATACGCACCACCAGAAGGTTGTTTAAAGTATACCCAATCACCTGCATTAACAGTGATCGTTGCGTTGTTATTATTACTGATAGTACCATTGATATCATCTCCAGTTATATTATATGAAGATGATCCATTAGAAGCTACATCAAAAATCCATTGCTGACCTTGTGATCCATCATCGAAGTTCATATAATCATACTTACCTGCATACTCTAAGAAACCAATCACATCACGGTTAGTAAACCTATGTTTATTAGTCGCCAAACATGCTGCAACACCACATACCTGTGGAGATGCCATACTTGTACCACTTATTGCTTTAAAGAAGTTTGGTGATCCATACTTTCCATCTAGATAACCAGTTGAGTTATTGTAAGAACTAAGAATCATACTACCAGGAGCCCACACTGTTATACCTGGACCATAGTTTGATGACCTAGACTTTGAATAGTCAGAGATGTTACTCATGTTACCAACAGCAATAACCTCATCCGTACCAGTCAAACTAGCAGGGGAAGATCCTCTCCAAGGATAAAGGTAAGTACCGTTGCTCAACCTGATCCAGTTATTCCAGTAATTATCCTGACGATTAGGATGATAACAATCAGAGTTACCAGAAGCAGCAATGACTACAACACCATCTTGAATAGCATCTTCAACGTCTGCATTAACAGAAGCATAATGCATAGCCCATGAATAATGGAATGGTCCCATACCAAAGTCTGCTTCTAATCCTGCCATAGTCCAACCAGATGGATTAGGATTTGCTGCTGAGTATACAGTTCCATCCCAACTAACAAAGTCATAATCAGCAGGAGTCAATGGTAAATCAAATCCATTCTCATACATGTCATAAGAATAACCCCAACTATGATTAGTAACAGTTGGATTCCTATGACCTGTCTCTGGATTGACCTGTTTATATAAATGGAATGCTCTTAGATAATCAAAAGCTAGCATAGTACTTGGTCCTGCTATGGTACTACCACCTGCTCCACCAAGTATACCCATACTATAAATGTTTGCTTCATTAGCCCATCCATACCACTTACCAGCAACAGTACCTGCTACGTGAGTACCATGTGAGGTAAGGTTGGACATATTATCAGGATAGTTGGGATAGTTTCCTGTTGGAAGAGTGTATCCATCATCATCAATACTCTGTACGTATGAGTTTAACTCGTTGTACCATTCATATTGTACAAACCTACTCTGTCCTGTACTAGGACTCTTCCACTCTTCACAATCCCATGATACTGGTTGATCAACAATGACAACATCAACATGCCTACCATTGTTAAACATCTCATAGGTATCAGTAACTACAGAGGTTGAATCAGTTCCCCACGTACCCTTTCTTCTTTGAGCGTCCGTTCCTGCTACAGATAACTTACCCCAGTCCTTATCGTTGGGGTCAGTAAAACCACCACCCTTTCTGAATTGTCCAGAGGTTCCATAAGGTTCAAAATTAATTTGACCATATGGTTTAGGTACTATACCTAACTGTTCTGGATGTCTTTCTACTGCAATAACTCTAGAGTCTTTTCGAATCTCTACAGCATCCTCTTCCTCCATATAGTAATGTGTATTCCTACTGATAGGTCTTTTAAGACTCAATTTATATCCATCGGATGCCATGTCTGCATAGAATCCGTCCAAGTCCTCCTTCTTTTTAAGGGTGACTATGTAAATCTTATCAGTAGCCATATTACTTCTCTAGAGTTATATAAGTTGCCGTAACAACTAAGTTCTGTGTACTGGCATCCATGTTAACCACTTTCAAATAAGCAGTCGTAGCAGGAGTACTATCATTATTCCATCCAACAACTGCTGGTGTAATATTCTGTATAGTATCTCCAGTTGTAACTATCTCAGCAACTACACCTGCACCTGGTAAAGGGTCAGTCTGTATGTTTCTGTTGACATCATTAGTCCTAGAAGCAGCATCGATATAGATTGTTACCCATGCAGCATGTGATGTTTCAATCTTCAATAAACTATATGTCTTACCTAATGCAAGAGTGCCAGTAGCACTAGAACCAGCACCAAGAGAGGAGAATGTAACAGAGTCTGTTGTTCGTGACATCAATCCAGATCCAGCAGAAGCAGAAGTAACTCTACCCTTTGCATCTACTGTGATGGATGCATTGTCATATGATCCAGCAGTAACACCTGACGTATCAAGTAACCAAGTCTGTCCACTGGCTGATACAACTACATCACCCTTGTCTCCATCGGTAACACCAGCACCGCCACCACCAGTAGCATCTGCTTGGTTAGTCCACTCGGATCCATCATACTTTAATACTTGGTTTACTTGTGGAGTAGAGATAGTAACATCAGATAATCCATCTAAATCTGTAGCACCTCCTCCACCACCAGATGCAGTAAGAACACCCTGAGCACTGATCGCTAGACCAGTTCCAACCTTAATACCACCAAGAACATTTGATGTTGCAATAGGTAGTGCTTCATTCCATCCAGCACCAACACTCTTTGTAGGTGTAGAACCATAAACTACAAGACCACCAGCAAATATACTAGGTGCTAAATCAGATCCATCATTATTAGTCCACGTTGTTCTAAATCCTGTGGTTGTTTTATTAGTTACTGTTATCTCATGTTGTGCATACTGTTCTCTTGACCAAAGGACAAAATAGTTTGCATCTGGTTGAGCAGTATCAAATGTGAATTCTATTCTATTGTTAGAACTATTATAAGCACCCCATGATATGCCAGTACCAGTACCAGCAGTATCAGCAGTCACAAATGCCATTGCTACTGGGATAATTTCATTACTGCTAGTACCTGAGTCAACAAACTCAAGAGCATTACCAGCAGTATTAACTACTACATTTTTATTAGCAGCACTAGTAAAGTTAGCAGGTGTATCAGTTAATCCTACGAATGTACTGGATCCACTACCACCTCCTCCTCCACCAGAGTTATCATCATCAGCAGGAGACCATCTACTATTTCCAGCATCCCACTTCAATACCTGACCATCTGTAACACCAGTGGTGTATACATCAGACAGAGCAGAGATAGATTTGTTTACATCTAATAGTTCAACCCATCCTCCACTGTGTGCAAAGTATCCACTACCAGTTGAATGAACATGAGCAAACATACCATGATATGTACTAGCACTGACTGCTTGTAAGTCACCTAGTGTAGAATACACATTAGAGTATGTTATTTTATATGAACCAAAGTTAATATCTTGAGCACCTATACCAAAATCACCTAGTGTTGCTGGTATAGTAGGTTTACCAGTTAGATCTGTGTAAGCACCAGTAGTAGCAACAGGTGCAAACGCTGGTTTGTTTTTAATAAATGCTACATCACTTGGTGTACCTACGTTCCAGTCAGACTGGACTTGATCAGCAGGAATCGTGGGTTTGTTAATCAGGTCTACGTAGTTGCCACTCAGTGCAACTGCCGACAGTGATGGTTTGTTTTTTATATAATCTGTCTCACTAGCGACAACCTCATTCCAATCAACCTGAATCTGTGCAGCAGGGATTGTGGGTAAGGTAGTCCACTGTAATGACGTACCATCAGTAGTCAGGTATTGACCTGCTGTACCAACAATACCATTCAATTGAAGTGGCTTTCCTGTAGGAAGGTTCAGTCCTTCTTTCGCTTCTACAGGTCCATTATCATTATAATTTGCGATTTGGTTCGCTAAGAGTTTTGACATACTTCTAGTCCTGAAGACACTTTTTCTAAGCTAGAAGTATTTAGGTCATGTCATGTTCAATGATATAATCGTTCTAGATTTCTCGCTCTTGGTCACTGGTGACTCATGGAAAACCTGTGACGGGAACACAATCAAGTCACCTTCACTACATCCTGGTTGGAATGACATGATCTCTCCATGACATGTGAACATACTTGAATAGAACTTCGTTGCCTCATGTACTTCATTGTCATAGTCTGCATAGAATACCGCAGACCATCCCTCCATACCATGATTGTGTAGTGAGTGAAACTCATACTGTTCCTGTACTTGGAACCATACGTTTTTAATATTATCAATAGGTTTCCTATAGAAACCTCTATCCATTGCTTCTTTGCTCAGTCTCTGTAGATATGGACCAAGTAAATCAATGAATGGTTTAAATTCTGCGAACTCTGTCTTCTCATAGAAAGTTGTATGACATGTGTCATTCAACTCAGCAGGGTCTTGCTCTAATACTTTTTCATGAAACGAATAAAGATCGGAAAGAATTTCTTCCTTCCGATCCTGCCACTCTTCCACATGATACCTGAAGTAAGGCATAGCAAACATACAGTTATCTGGAAGAGGGTATGAACTTTCGTATCCGTTAGGAGGGATTTTCATTGCCACCAACAACCACTACATTATCTGGATGATTGGATGTATCAATACTTATGTCTCCATAGATTGTATCATCATATTTCCAATCACCTGTATTCAAATCAACGTTACTCTCAAGATTAAAATTATACTGAGTAGGTACATCATATAGATGACCACCAAACTCTACGACATCACCTCCATCTCCAAACTCAGCACGTACTACCTTCAACTTTTCTGTCAAAGTAGCATATATTTGTGCCAGTTCTGGAATCAAATCATCATATGATCCATCCAACGCACCAACTAAACCCTGCCTAACCTCTTCCTTTGCTTGAAGCAAATGTGTTCTAACGTCTGACATAATAGTATCTCCTTTAGGTTTAAATGTCACACAGACCAGACAAATCTGCTGGATCTTGTGGGACCATCAATATTGTAGCACCATTTGGTTTTTTTATCAACACTACTTCACCTTCCTCAGCTTTCTGTTGCCATTTGTCAACATCCTTCTGAAATTCGGCTTCATCTAATTCAATCATAGCTTTATACCACACAACAAATGTTCTCTTTCTGCATGTACTCTATAGAATCTCGACATCCACCTAAGCGAAGTCGTTCACCGTCCATATCAAGTACTACTTGTGGAAACTTAGCGTCACCACCAAACTCCATCTCAAATTGAGACTTCGTAAAGTCTTCTTCTAATTCATAAACGACGTGCTTAAGGTCTTCTAATTGACAAACTGCCACAAACTTTTCACAGTAGGGGCAGCCTGGTTTGGAATAGATTGTAAAGATCATAGACTTGTATTAGGATTTACAAGCAGCAGCGTAATCTTTATCGAAAAGTTCTAGACCTTTCTCTGTTAAGATGTGATCATACATCTTGTCGAACACTTTGACTGGCAACGTACATACGTTAGCACCATACTCAAAGGCTCTACCTACATCCCTGACATTTCTAATAGAAGCAGCAAGGATTTGTGTCTCTACGCCGTGCATCTTATATGTATTAGCGATATCTTTTACCAAACAGAGACCACCGAATGAGTTATCATCCACTCTTCCTACGAATGGTGAAACATATGATGCACCTGCTTTAGCAGCAAGGATTGCCTGTGCCACTGAGAAGACTAGAGTTACATTGGTAAGCACATCATCCTTACTCAATTCATAGCATGCTTTCAACCCTTCACGAGTACATGGTACTTTGATAGTAACGTTGTCACTAAGAGCAATGTAAGGTTGTGCTTGTTCAATCATCTCATCAGCAGTATTTGCTACCACTTCAGCAGATATTGATTCAAGTTTGGGACATGCCTGTTGGATCTCTTCGATGACATCACTCTGCTGCCTACCTGACCTGAGTATAAGAGTGGGGTTGGTGGTAACACCATCAACCAGACCAGTAGTATACCCATCAATGATTTGATCCACCTCTGCGGTGTCTAAAAAGATTTTCATAGTTTACTGTGTTCCATCAAAGGTTCCATTTTTAAGAACTGTTCATTCATATTATAGTACAGTTTATAGTTTCTTGTGTTAACCCAGTAACCAATGATGTCCGAACCATCACAATTATATCCATATCCTGTGACTGGTTCTTCGACACCATCAATTCTGAAGGTCTTGCTACTGTTAATGTAGGATCCAAACTTTTCTTCTAGGTTAATCATCTCTCCTCAAAGGTCATTTTACGGACTTTTCTTTTACGACGAGCCTCTTGGTATTTTAGGTCATCAGGAGAGAAAAGTGATGATTTCTTAACATTCTTATTAGAATGTAACAATTCAACTTGAGACATATTATTTGCAGACACAGTATCTCCATGCAGTGATGTCATATTAGGACAACCACAACAAACAAATCTATCTGCACGGACTAGTAATTCCTTACCGCATGCACGACACTTTACACCAATCATTCTTCTTTGAAATAATCTTTCCTGTAGTAACGTCCTAGAATGTTACTGTTGTAATACTTTGGCGAACCATCACCCAGAGTTTCCTGCAACACATTGTTTAGAAAGAGTTGCTTGGTCTCTGCATAATTGGTGCGGCCTGGGGTTGTGTGGAGCGATAGGATCTCTCGCTTGAAACATTCGTTCCCAAGTAATTTTCTATCTGCTTTAAGTTCTTCAGAGCTTCCGTAGTATCTTTTCCAATCACTCTCAGACGTAACCCTTCTCTTACCACCTCTAGGTTTACGTTTTGACCAGAAGTATTTACGTCCGATGTATTCCTTACTCGACTTGATATTAGTAATCCTGTAGACGTAACCGAAGAAGCCGTCAATGTCAGCAGAAGTAAAAGTTGAACCCTGATAGGTCCAGGGGTTCTCATAACTTCCTTCTGAAGTTTGGTTATTCTTTTCCACATTCCCATTATAATCTAATCCTCAGTATTTATATCCCCTTCTGGAAAACCTAAAGTTTTATATTCAAGTTGTTGCTTCAGAAAAATTATCTCTTCCTGCATCTGTTTTGCCTCTGCTTCTAGTTCCTCGATATGATCTTGGTATACTGTTAACATTTGCTCCAGTTGTTCTGATTTTAGTTCGCAATCCCAATCCATTGGGGTTTTGTAACCCTTGCACTAAAAGGCTACGCATATTATATAGGGTACTTTATAATATGTTTATATTCTTAAACCCAACGTGTGACTGTAAGTTCAATGCTGTTGTCATCCATCTCCCATTCTTCCTGAACCTCAAAACCTAAGTCCTTAACTGTATTGTGGACAGTCATCCTAGCATACTGTTGTGTAACTTTTTCAATGAATCTCTTGGGTGGTATGGGTTGCTTCCATGTTTGAAGATCTGTAACAAGTTCATACACACCATCTTTATTAAGACGGAATCCAATGTCATCACCAACAGCAATATCCACCTGCCATTGTTTGTGTTCATGGTCAAGTGGATTTTCTAATTTAATATTCTCTTCTACGTCATACTGTAGAAGTTCTAGTGCTTCAACCAGTTGTGGTTTGCTCTTGATTGTCGTTTTGATTGTGCTGAAGTGTGACATTATTATAGAATTCTGGTTTGTACTTTCTTGTAACTACTTCACCTAATGCTTCTTCAATAGATTCTGTAAGTCGTACACAATTATCTGATTCTAATCCTATAACCTCTTCAGTTACAGTACCATCTTGTTTGATAGTAAATTTAATTGTTTCGTTCTTAGTCATAATGGGTATAATATAGAGCCAGGATCATCCAGTGTAGTTAGATCCCAACCGAGAGTAATTCTAGGTGTATCAGTTTGATGCACTGAGGTAAAGTGTGGTACTGTACCTGGAAATAATGATATTGTACCTGGTCTGTTGTTACTATAATACTTATAACCATCATCAAGTTGATATAATGGATGGCAGTATATAGTTTGTGATGTGTCACAGGTTATAACCATATTCCCTGCGAGGTATGAATGTGGATGTGTAGAATGGATATGGTTTCCAATCTGCTCACCCTTTCTTAAAATATTAAACCAAGAACGTATCATCATTTTCTTTCCATCCCATTTTCTATTGGGATCTTCAAAGACAGTTCTGACATATTCTTTATGGAATCTTTTAATGCACTTACGTAACTTAGTAAGTTCGGAACATTCATCCTCCCACATGAATATATTATACTGTCTTAACCTCTGTGTCAAGCTTGGTGCTTGAGGTGCAACATCAGGTTCTGGTGTTGCTATATCACGTATGAATTGTTCCTTAGATAAAAAGAAGTCTCTTAGTACATCCATATCTAAGTCCCAACCTACACTTTCAAAGACACACCACTGTTGTTTTGGTGGTGCAAAAGGAGTTTGTGGTTCAGGACAATCAAAGATCATCATGTTTCTGTTACCGTTGTCACTCTCGGCAACAGTCTCTTTAACATCACCTTGATGATATGCGAATGATATAACTTTATTGCTCATATTTCTTTATGCTTTGTTCCCATTCTTTTAGGGATGATGATACGTCGGGTGGTTCAGGATCCTTGATCCCTTTAATCTTCTTCCACTTATTATGTAGAGCACCCATCATCCACGATTGTGATAGACTCTTAGGTCCATTCTCCAGAAGATCTAACTCATACCTACTAGAAGTGTATGCTTTATACTCTTCTCTCCAATCTGGAATGACACACTCATTGTATTCTTCAACACAATCGTCACGACATTCTTTATCATTGACATCACAATCAGTAGTGCATTCCATCAATTCATCAGTACAATCTTTTTCATTTTCCATTTATCATCTCTATCTTTATCGGTTCTCTTAACTGTTGCAGTACACTCTGTACATAGTATGCAGTGAATACTTGTGGTATAATAAATGCCACCATTGCGATGACCCAGAAGACGTAGTAGTAGTTCTCTTTATTCTGTGTTCTCATAATATTGGTAGTTGTTTTGCATCAGTATCAAACTGTACTACATTATTCAACAAGGTAAGATCAAACGCCATAGTTATTCTAGGTTCATCTGTCTTATGTCTTGTTGTATAATGTGGTAAGTAATTTGGAAACAGAGTTATAGTACCTGCTTCGTTCTTTAGTTCGAATGGTTTGTCATGCTCAAATGGACAGACATATATCGTAGAACTATCACCACACTTAACAGTGAAGTGACCTCCAATATATGTGTATCCATGTGCAGAATGATAATGTTTTTGAATCTTCTCACCCTTCCTCATGACGTTGAACCAACATCTAATACGAGTACGAGGGACTATATGATCGTTTCCAAAAATACTTTTCACATATTGTTTATGAAACTTCTTAATCTCTTTACGGAGTTTGTGTATGATATCATAGTCCCATGTCTCCTTATCCATAACATTAAAATATTGGAACCTAGAAGTAACACTCTTTGGTCCCAACATAGTACTACCATCACTGGCAGCAGGATACTTATCAACAAGTTCTCTCTCTTTCTTTAATAAGAGTTCTGTTAATACATCAAGGTCTAGATCTATTAACTTCTTACCTATAGTATACTTCCACTCAGGTGCAAACTCTGAAAAGATAGGTGGATTCTCAAAGTCATAACCAACCCAATCACCTCCCTGTCTTAGTTGAACTGTTCTTATATCATCACCCTGATGAAACTCTGGTTGCTCCTGTCCAGGACGTGCTCTATCTCTTGTAACTACTATACTAGGATCTATCATAATTTAAAACCAGCGAAAGTATCTTTCTTAACATCTTGTTTGATGCTACCCACAACATAGCTCTCGACCTCTGTCTCTTGTGGTGCTACCTGCATACCCTTAGAGGATAACCAGTGTGCAGTCCATGGTAATGGATTGTTTGCCAAAGGAATATCAAAGATTGCTTTAAGACCCATAGACTTTAGTCTACGGTTAGCAGTCCACTCAACATAGTTCTGTAGAAGTTTGTCATTCAATCCAATGATTGAACCATCCCTAAACAAATACTCTGCCCACTCCTTCTCTTCTGCTACACACTGTCTGAACATCTCATAGACATTCTCCTCTTCTTCCTGAGCGATTTCAATCATCTCAGGATCATCCCCTTCTTTCCATTTGTTGAGAATGTTTTGGGTGACTGCCATGTGCTGTGATTCATCTCTGGCGATGAGGGAAATAATCTTTGCTGAACCTTCAAGTAATTTAAGTTCACCAAAAGCGAAACTACAAGCGAAAGATACGTAAAACCGAACACCCTCCAGTATATACACATTTGCTACAGCCCTATAAAGTTTACGTTTTAAATCTTTTAATGTCCACTCAGCATTTGGATGTTCTTTCCAGTCTGGTTTCCAATGGTTACTTTGATCGTACTCATGAGCATAGTTGATGAAGTCATCATATGCTCTAGTCACTGAGTGAGCACGTGCAATAATCTTTTCGTCGTCTAGTATAGTATCGAAGACCTCCGATGGATCTGCGTATACATTCTTAATGATGTGAGTGTATGACCTACTATGAATCATCTCCATAGTCTGCCAGATATTCATGCAACCTTCTAGTTCAGGTAAGGAACAGTAAGGAGCAAAAGCCATACCAGGAGCACGACCTTGTACGGAGTCCAAGAGGATCTGGTACTTAAGGTTGCTGGTAAATATGTGTTTCTGTGCTTCATTTAATGTAGGATAATCTGCTCTGTCTTTCTGTAAAGATACTTCTTCTGGTCTCCAAAAGAAACCTAACTGTGTCTGTGTTAACTTGTCAAAGATAGGATACTTAAACTTATCGTATCGCTGGACTCCTAGTG